CCGATTTACACGCCAGCTCGTAATGCGGGCCATTTCATTGCTGACTTCCGCCATCAAGATGCGCTCGAAAAAATTTATATCTACAACAAATCGAAGTGAGGTGATACAGCATGAAAGAAACGTATTCCGGTACCCATGGGCATTTTTACGACCAGAATGGAAGGGAACTCCCCGAGTGTATTGGCTTCGAGCTCACTGAGGAATTTGAGAAGGGAGAAAGTAAGAGGGCTGGGAAGCTTCGGAAAAGACATCGTGTGCTGGCATCATCTGTTAGCATGACAGCTACATTTGAACGTACATCGGATATCCAGCAACTCATCATGGAAATCGCAGCAAACCCCGAAAAGAAAGTGAATTTCATTGGGGAACTCGACGACAAAGTTGCTGGTAAGTATCGAGTTGCAGTGACTGGCTTTTGCCCTGACTCTCTATCATTAGCAAAATGGAGCCACGGTGAACTGGATGAAGATACAACGCTCGAAGGTACAGTTGATGACTATGAGTTTATTTAAAAATACCAGGGCTATTCCAAGGAGGAATATCAAATGAGTCAGTTTTTGACGATGGAAGACTTTTTGAGCATGAATACGGAAGAAGTCGTAAAGGACGTATGGGATTGGAAAAAGAAAGGCGTCAAGCTGCCGATCCGATCGGTTTCCGGTGAAGTGTATTTCAAAGCAAGAAAGGCAGCATTGAAAGTCTCTGTATCCGGTAAGAAGAGTAAAGCAGAACGGAAAGTGGAGTTTGATGACTTGCGTTTGAAGGCGGAGATCATCATTGCAGGTATCGACACTGATCGTACAGATTTCCGCATCGATTCTCAACAAGTACTAGCAAAGTTCGGTAAGATTGCTGCTGTCGATGTAGTCCCTTGCATTTTCAGCCCGAATGAAATTGATGCACTTCATGAGGCTATCTCAAAGATCAGCGATTTCACTGATGATGAGGAGGCTGAGGAAGAAGTAAAAAACTCATAAAAGAGAGTCCTGAGCTGGCTCTCTTTTCTTATATCTGGCAAGAAAAAAACAAGCTGCCAACAGAAATTCTTTGCCTACCAGAACGCGAAAAACAGTTCGTCTTGGTTTCCACAGCGATGGAAATGGAGCGTAAAGCAGAGCAGGCAAAGAAACTTGAACGGCAAAAGGGTCGGCGGGTAAAGGGGAGGAGGAGATAACCAATGGCAGCGACAACAACTCTTGCCTTTGAAGACAAGATAAGTCGGCAACTCACTTCTCTCCTACGTATGCTCGGCAAAACCCTAGATGCTTTCGATGATGTGGAAGATGCTGCAAGCGATGTGGAAGATGCGATTGAAAACATGGATGACGGCGCGATTAGGGAAATGGAAAGTGCCTTGGATGATGCTTACCAGCAAGCGACAAGACTATCTCGGGAACTTGCTGGTGTAGATCAAGAAGCCAATGCCGTTGATGATAAAGGGGCTTCGAGGCTGGAAAGGGTTCTTCGTGAAGCTGCAAAAGCTGGTGATGAAGCAGCAGCATCACTTGAGCATGTAGATGCCGTAGCAGGACACCTTGAGGAAATTGGCGGGCTGGCAACAGCGGGGGGTGCGATCGTTACAGCAGGATTGTCTACGGCTGCTATTGCCGCACATGACATGGATCAAGCTCTTGGTATTCTTCAGGCGAATGTAGGTGCTACTGACGCTGAGATGTCAAGCCTGTCAGAAAGCGCCAAAGGGGTATTCTCATCAGGTTTGGTAGAAACACCAATGGAAGCAGCAGAGGCCTATGGACGGCTCCGGCAATTACTTGAGGGGACAGACGAACAGATTGGAGAAGTGGCCGAAGGAGCTCTGGCCCTTGAAAAGGCTTCTTTCGGTAATCTCGATCAAGCAAGCATTGCAAAAGCTTTGGATGTGATGCAAGGGCAATGGGCTACTGACCCAATTAAAGGATTGAACATGATTACAGCTGCTTACCAACGAGTGGGTGACAAGGCAGATGATTTGCTCGATACAATCTGGGAATACTCACCACAATTCGCGGAGGCAGGTATCAGTGCTGAAAAAATGATGGGGATGTTCGTTGCAGGAGCTGAAAAGGCATTTAATTTTGATAAGCTGGGAGATGCGTTCAAAGAGTCGTTCGGTATTCGATTGAACAAAGCGCTGGATGAGAAAGCCTTGGGCGCTCTTGAAGGTATTTTCGGTGAGGATAAACTGTTCAAAATGCTCGATCAGATTAAAGCCGGTGGCAAAGAAGCAGAAAATGCGATCATGACGATCACCGCAGGGATTGCTTCTATCAAGGATCAGAAGCTACAAGATGACGTCTTGGGAAACGTCTTTGGAACTCAGTATGAAGATGTTGGCCGGGATGCTTTAATGGCCATGCTTAATGCTGGTCCACTTGAAGATTTTGCAGGAAAAACAACAGAAATTGTTGGCCAAGTTTCGAATGAATGGCAAGCGATGGCAAACGAAATGAAGTTGGCAATTGATCCGATAGGCGACTCCGTATTAGAAGTGGCAAAACCAATTGTTGGTCTTCTTGCGAAAATTGCTAAAGGGATTGGGACTTTTACAGAAGAGCATCCATTTATCACGAAGGTAGCTGTTTCGTTTTTAATGGTGGTAGCTGCACTGGGTTTATTGGTAGGTCCATTGATCTTCCTAGCTGGCATATGGATGCCAGTATCAGCAGGCTTTGCAACAATGACTGGGGCAATGGCTGGGTTTGGAATCGCATCAATAAGTGCGTTGTGGCCTATTCTTCTAGTAATAGCAGCAGTGATAGCATTAATTGCCGTCGGCTGGTGGCTCTATGAAAACTGGGACATGGTCAGTGCCTATTTGGTAGCAGGGTGGGAATGGGTAAAAACAGCGGGTATTGCAACCTGGGAAGGACTCTCTGCTTACTTCGGGATGGTCATTGATTTTTGGAAAGGTCTGTTCACAGCATTTATTCAGTTCCTCACAGGTGACTGGTCGGGGGCTTGGGAGACAATAAAGGAAACTTTTTTCAACGCCTTTACTACGATCGACGGCTGGTTTGATGGGTGGATAAGTGGCTTGTTTGATAGCGGCAAAAAAATCATACTCACAATCGTTGACGGGATATTATCTGTTAAGGACGAAGTAGCAAATGCTATTGCCGGTGCATTAGAATGGGCTGATCAATTCCTACCGCATTCGGATGCTGAGCTTGGCCCTTTTTCTCGCCTTACAGATAGTGGAATGGCTATTCCTGAGACTATGGCAATGGGTGTTGAAGCGTCAAGCGACTCATTAGTTTCAGCTTTGGATGGTACTTTTAGTCAAGTTCCAAGTTATACACCTTCTATAACAAGTGGAACGCAGGCACAGTATACAAGCCCAAATGAGCAGCCTACTTCTCTTTATATTGACTTCCGTCCCAATATTCAACTAACTGTGCAATCAACAAAAGATAATACTGAGGATGAGTTAGAGAGCCTATGTGAGAGAATCGCAAATATGCTTGCTGAGAAAGTAAAACACGTTTTATCTGGAACAGGTACCATAGTTCTTGAATAAAAGGTAAAATATTCCCGTATAGCTTTTTGATGGGGAGGATTCTCACATGGGTTTTTTGGGTGGAAAAAAAGAATCGAATAACGAACCAAGTATTTTGGTAATCTCTTCCGACAAAATTAACAGGGATTACGAACCATTGGGGACAGTAACTATTACATCACCTAAAGTAACACATGATGTTGATTTCATTGTAAAAATGCTCGGTGATAAAGCGCAGGAACAAGGAGCAGATGCAGTTATCTGCTTTAGATACAATTTAAACGGTGCCTTACATACTGCCTACGGTACCGCAATTAAATTCAAGTAAATAGGAAGGCGCTCTACAAAAATGTAGGGCGTCATTTTTATTGGAGGTAAGGGAGATGAAATTCAAGCATCTGGAGTTCTGGTTAGCCTGGAACAATAACATTGAAAAGCTTCGTCTTCCTGTCATTCCACCCAAAATAGCAGTAAAAATCGGGCATAGCTATATCGATATTGAACTGGTTGCCATTGGGGAAGCGACTATCATCGGAGAATCTACCTTGGAAGAGTATTCTTTTTCTACGTTTTGGCCTGAGACATATGATCCGGGGTTGTGTGAATACGATGGTTTTCCGTCTCCAGAAGAATTTGTGGAGACTTTGAAACGGTGGAAAAATTCGGGTTATCCGATTCGCTTTACAGTAACTGAAAGTGAACAAGATATTATCAATGTTCCAGTGACCATACGGGATTTTAGCTACGAATGGGACGGGTTTGACATAGATTTCAAGTTAGCATTGAAAGAGTATCGGTTCGTGACCATGGAGAGTACCGAGGTGAGTATTCCTTTCCAAACAACGTGATGGTTACTGAGGAAGGGGTCTTGGAGATGAGTATCAATGTCTGAAACTGATCTTAGCTTTCTGGAAAGCTCAACCTTCCAGCAAATTTTATATGAAATGCTTCTCACCGTCCCAGAAGATCTGGACAGAAGTGAAGATGTTTGGCCTGCCGTTGTCACTCTTCACTTTGAACAGAATGGAGACAGCCCGTATCCCTTCTTTCAAGTGCTTCTGTGCTGCCCTGGCTGGCAAACCATTGGTCAGGTACGTCTTGATGTTGCTGGCGTTCTCTGAGTCGCACCAAAACAACTTGATCTTCCATTTCTTCATGAGTTCCTTGTCTTGAGCCACCCAGCAATCTGAGCTGCCGGGAACAAGAATCTCCATCTGAGCCTTATAGATCGCATCCACGATCCACAACTCGCCATTGGCAGTCATTGCCCCGACGAGAGTAACACCGGGGTTTGTAAAGCCCCAGTCCTTACCTGCCTCAACGTGAACAAAATGTCCGTCTTTGAACTTCTGCTCGCAAAGCGCGCGCGGTACGACATGTATCGAACGGTCAAACTCCTCATAGACCTGCCCAAAAAACACATCGAACCGGGCGAAAATCTCCCGGTCCACATATCGTTTCGGCATGGTTTCAATCATGCGCTGAATATTCTTTTGCAACTCTGGCAATGGATTGTCCTTACTCGTCCAGTAAAAATTGCACCATTCAGGGTCATTACGATATTCGTCCATTTGACCGCCTGCCTGCGTGTGCTGTCCGTTCAATACGATGTCATGATAAAACCAGTTCATTCCCTCTGGCGTAGTCGTCCAAACGCTCCAACCGCCTTTATCAGCGAGAGCATAAGAGAGATATCCACTCCAGGTCTGCTCCTTCATCTTGGAAGCCTCATCAAGCCACACGCCGTCCAGTCCTTTACCGACTAGCGTCTTCGGGTTGTCGGCAGATTTAAACTGAATGAGAATGTACCCTTTCAACCACACCCGATTCTTTGATAAATCCCAACTCTCGATCATTTCCTCTGGAATGACTGCTCCCAGCTCTTCCTGCTGAATCTCTGACATGGAATAGGTCGGAGACACACACCAATATTCAAGCCTTGGCTTAGGCTTCTTCATCACTTTCAGATTTCGAGGGGGCTTGTATGGCAAGCCTTTGTCTGCCTCAATATCTGATAGGACTTTATCGAAAAACTTCCGCGCTCCCACGTTCGTTTTCCCACCGCGACGACCGCAGTTCATGACTACGTTTCGGGCATCGCATTCCATGACTTCAATTTGTTTTTCATGAGGTGTCCAATCCGCGAATGGATCGAGGTCAAGTTCCAGACTTATCACGCGACCACCTCCGAACAATGATCTCCTTCTCAGTACCACCGCCATTGCTCAACAGTTGCGCTTTCAGTTGAATAGCCTTCAATTTTTTGTCTTGGACCCTGGTCAGTGCTTCTTCAAGCGATAGGATATCTTCAATCGGTCGATACTCCGTCTCTTCGATTTCAGTCGTGATCAACTCATCACGGGAACGTATGAAGGTTTTCGTTACACCTGATTTTTCATCATGAATTTGCACCGGATCTTTGATGGTTAATCTCTCTTGCAAGACACGACGTTGTTTCTCTGTTAACCCTTCCGTCAGCTTACGAATCCGCAACATCATCCGGCGTTCCCTGATGCTAAAAAATCGTATCTGTTCATCTGCTTGAGCCAAAGGATCAAGGTTAATTTGGTCGAACAGTTTGCGTTCCTCATCGTCAAGGGTATCAAGCCAGATGGTTTCATACTCACCTGTTTTAATGGCGTTCTGATTCCGTAATGGTGCGCCGCCATTGTTGCCAACTGCATACCTGTTTCCTTTAGGGGCACCATACCCGCCGCGATTGCCCAGGGCGTTTTTGTTACCCTTTGGCGCTCCGCCACGATTAGTAACGTTACCTTTCGCTTCATTGGTAACGTTACCTTTGAGATTCTCATCCCATTTGTCTTGATTCTTCCACTTGCGAACTTGAGAGTCAGAGACACCCAACTTTCCAGCAATCTTTTTCAACGGCATTTCTCCGCCGCTATCCTGCCACAGTTTGAATGCCTTGTCACGGTTTGGGCTTCGTTCTCTTGCCATTACATCTCACCTCACCGCCTTTGATTTGGATGGAAACCATAGCTTGTCGAAAATGTATATCGCATGCATCTGTGCCCGAATTGGGTTGACATAATAGCCGCTATCGGACTCAGCGCTAAAAAGAAAGAAGCCTTGGAAATGTTGAGTTCCCAATGGCTCCGTATAATTTTCCACTCTGTTCCCTGCATCACATAAATATGCATCGTTGATTTCATTAGCTTTCTGCTTATTTCCCAGTGTCGAAACTGCATAAAAACTTGCATAGAAAAGTTCCAGCTAAGGGGCAAATTCAGGTCGTCGCCAGACCGTCAGAATTGCCTCTTTTTTGCGTTTTGTAGGTTTATTCACCCACTTATAGCCATTCGACTGCCAAAATCCAGCAGACGTCCTCCTACGCGGTAGAGTCTGTGTTGTTTTTGCCAAATCGGTAGAATTCCCCGCCCGGCTTTGCCTTCTCCAAGTAGAGAGAAATCTTTTTCCCGCTGTAAGTCACAAACGACTCTCTGTTGCGACATTTCAATATTGGAAGGAGGCAAGCTATCGTCTTGAAGACAAAATTTCATTTTCTACGCAACGAAAAACCGACATATAGCGATTGCTACTGCGGGAAGACCAAAAAAATATATAAGGGTAAGGGGATTGATTCTATTATGCAAAACAACCAATCTAAAACTAAGGACTCTGGTAAGGACAGATTCATTTCTGTCATTCTCAAAGTAGCTGAATGGGTACTCATTAGTATGATACGTAAATACCTGAATGACGCCATCTCACTCGCCTTTGAGCAACTCCAAGTCCAACTCCACGAGCTTACGGAAATCGTCTACAGTACTTATCTTAATCTCGCCAGCCTTCAGCTCTTTGATCCACTGAGCGATAGCTGCTTGTACTACCTTACGATACTGAGCTCTCGACTCCATGACCTGCTGCAATTTTTCGGCTTCATGTTGTAAAAGCAATACTTCTTTGTCAATTTCATTGTTAGTCATAGCTGTGACACCCTCGGCTTTCCATGATAGAATGGATAGCGAGATAGTGGCTATTGCACACCGTGGCCACGGGTTTCCACTATCTCAGCCGGGGTGACCTGGTTGCATGGGGGGACGTTCGCGCGTCTCCCTTTTGCTATTTAAGCAGGAGGTTTACACAGCCATTGCTTGTAAATTTCTTGAGCAATCTTCTTCATCATTACCGGAGGGACAGACATTCCGCAAACATATTGCACATCGGCATCCAGGAAGTCGTAGTCCTTTGGAAACGTCTGAATTCGGATGATATCCGAGTCGCTGATGTAGTATGGCTCATCGTAGCGAATGAAGCAGGAATTACTCGCGATGGTATTAGGTACACGATCATCATGAACCAAGATAGAATTGAAGTTGCTTTCCTTGCCTTCCACTCGTTCCGTAATATCTCCGAAACTCGAATCAATCGGCCTTCTCTTCAACCAACGCTTATAGGTTCTCGTATTTGGATCAAGCGGCCTTCCTCTTCCTGATCGTATCTCTTTGTAGAGAGTCGGTCGTTCTTTGAATTCAAGTGCCAGATCAGAAAGCTCCAATTCCCTTCTCCGAGCAATAAAAAAGATGCGCTCTCTCTTCTGAGGCACACCCATTGTTGCTGAATTGAGTCGAAATAATTGGGGTTCATACCCCATTTCACGGAACCGCTTGGCTACCAAAGACACATACCCTTTCGCTAATCCAATGATCATTCCCCTAACGTTCTCCGCGACCACTATCCGCGGTCGTAACTTCTCAACCACGTCCAAGAAATCGAAAAATAGATCATCAAGCTTTTGCTTGGCCTGACCTTCTCTGAAATGATGTTCCTTGCCCCACTTCTTCTCGCGCTTTCCAGATGTAGAAAACACGCTACATGGAGGTGAGCCATCTAAGATGTCCAGATCAAAGAGCTCTGCCGGTAGTTGAGCATCCGGGAGATTCTTGAATTCTTGAATGGGCATTTGAAATGGGTACCTCGGGTCCTGATTCCGTTTGTACAGTGCCATCATCTGCGGATCAATCTCGACGTTGCCCAACATTTCGTACCCTGCTAGTTTGTACCCCATGGTTGATCCGCCACCACACGAGAAGCAGGAAAAGACTTTTCGCCCGTTCTTGGGAACGGACGCAATATCAGATAAGCTCCAATCCCACTCAGGCCGTTTCATCGTCGTTATCCTCATAGGATGTATTTGAGTCTTTGGGATTGAAGACGAAACCACATCGGGGGCAATGACAATCGAATTTGTCCTCAGCATAATCGTCCAAGTCGAGTTCCTCGTTGGTAAACTCCGTGTCTTCATCGCTTTTAAAAGTGAACTGTGCAATGAGGTCCGCTGCTTCTTTAGCATCGAAGCCAGTAAGCGCTTGATCCAGTTCACTATCTTGCAGCTCCACCAGCACCTGGGCTAGCATTTCCTCATCCCAAGCACCGCTGATCTTGTTCAGTGCGATATTGAGCGCCTTCTCTCGGGTGTCATCCAGATCAACGACGGAAACTGTTACCTCCGTGGCTCCCAGTTCATTCACCAGAATCTTAAACCGTTGGTGACCTCCGACCAAGTTACCCGTCCGTTCATTCCAGACGAGCGTTTCGACGCACCCGAATTCCTCAATCGATCGTTTCAGCTTCTCATATTCGGGGTCTCCCGGCTGCAAATCTAACCGCGGATTATAAGGGGCTGGATTGATTTTAGAGACTGGTAATTTACGTATGTCCAAGCTGTTCAGCTCCTTCGTGGCGATAAAGTAAGAATAAAGAATATTGCCAGCCCTTGAATTGCTGTATGCCTTGATACTGTTGGGCTGTCACCGTGTTTTGTAGGTGAAACCAAACGACTACTATTCCAACGGAAAAGTATATGTATTGTTTCACCGCAAAAAATGAGGTTGAAGCTTAGAGCCTCATGCTTTGGCTGCCTGTTGGCTTCTGGCGACCCCCTAGTCCAAATTGGGGTCTTCTCCTGCCTCTGTGATCTCCTGATTGAATAGGTGAAGGAGCCACGTTTCAGCTGTCTTCCCGTTGAGAGAATACAGTGGATTGATTGCTAATGCTGCCCGTCCTTCCAAGTCGGTTCGGCGCATGACGTGGAGCTCCATGAATGTCTTCACGATCTTGCGTGCTGTAGGATAGGAACAGTCTGCGATGTGGGCAAGGTCTTTAACCGTAAGTGGTATTCCCTTTTGCCCACGCTCATTGTCACCTTGCAGGAGGTTGGTTCCTTCGCTGGCATAAGGTGCGATCTTCAACAAAAAGCCAGCCTCAGCGAGTGACAGCTTTCTGAGCCGTCGCTTTGCCTTTTGGCTGGCTTTAATCTTTACGAATTTTGAGCTGCGGCCTACTGGACGGAAAACCTTAACAATCTCGTCCGACCGGCGTAGCACTTCCTCCGTGTAGTATATTTCTCCTGTCACTGAGTCAACATACTGGCGCACTACATTTCACCCACCTCCATGAAAAGTATGAATATTCTATGAAACTTCCAAATTCTTTCTTCGTAAAAAAATATATGATAAAAAATGTCGAAGGGTGGAATTTACATGGTAACCCCTAAAAGTATTATTTCGATGGTAATATTACTTATCGGATGTCTGTTACTTCTACACGCATATGACTTACATAAGCAAATACAAGATACAACGAGTACCGTAATGTCACCCTTAACAAATTTTGACGAATATGTTAGTGATGATTTCGAAACAAAAATAAAAGATTACCAGCGTGATTCCTTAGTAAGCATTGGTCAATTCACTTGGAAGTATTACCAATATGAGGCGGAACTTGTTGCTGGCGTTATCGCGATCTCTACAGGACTCGGTTTATTGATATTCGGTGGAAATCGTAACGACGATGATGATTTTTGGTCTAAAGTACTGAAGTTTTTTACCAAAGTTTAAACAGCCGTCTATGAATGGCGGCTGTTTTGTTTTACTAAAAGAAAAAGCACTACATGGGGATCTTCAGCAAACAATAAACTTACTACTCAGAAAAACCGAAACTATATTACTATTCCTGCGTAATACTATTATCCTATCGAAAGGAGGTATGCTTATGGCTGGCAACACAGGTAAAAACCATAGAGACGGGGCGGTCAAAGACCGTTCTCAATTCCAAGCTCCTAATGGCAACTGGGTGAAGCGAGATACGACAACCGGACGCTTTATGGACCAGAAAACGACCGACGGAAAGTTTAAAGGCGTCCGTCGAGAAAAGTAGTTTGTTTGGCAAAAAGTATCCGTTCACGTGGCGGATGCTTTTTACTTTTCATTGGATGCAAAGGTAAGCTTCCCATATTCCATCATTGAGACGGTTTCAAAATGGCTACAACCAAACGCGCCTACCTCTATGACACCATTATCATCCATTACAATGACAACCGATTTTTGGTTACGCTTGATTAATTCACTTGCTTGGTCAGCAAACAAGCTTCTCTCGGTCGGTAGACTTAAGATTTTTGGCATTCATATCCCCCTAAGCTGAGTCGTTTTGCAAAATAAAAAGCACCGCGTGGGTGCTTAACTGCCTACTTTCTCATGATAAACCGTGGGTATCGTTTGCAATCCGGATGTAATAAATACATAGCCAACGGAAAATAAAAAAATGAATAACACGAGACTGAAAAGATGCCCTTTTAACTTCAAACCCCATACAATCGCAAAAAAGACGATTACGGGTAAGATAATCCACAAGCACTGTTAAAGCTCCAGCTTCAGATAATTTTTAAATTTGATCCAAATTTGTCTCTATCCTTAATTATTTCTTTCAACATAAGGGACTATCATCCTACACCTTTCGTCCGACATTTTACGACATTAGGAAGGAACAGAGATGTTTGATGTATAATTTTGTAAGTAGATTGGAGGTGACAAAAATGCCAAGCACTGGTCAAAAACCTGGAAAAGGTACTTACACCTGCACAAGTTGTGGTCAATCCGTTACCCTTGATGATCACACAGATACACTGCCCCCATGCCCTAAATGCAATGGGACAGAATATCGTTAAGTCTTAGTCAAAAATTCCTGGATTGCTGACTCTTCGTAACCAAACAGCTTTCCAAGTATCCAATGATCAAAAACAGACGTAGGGACCTGCGGCACGCTTTGTATGACATCAAGAATATGTGGATGTTTATAAATCCACAAGGTAAACCAGCCCTCTGCCAAAGGCTCGGTATATACCTTTAGTTCTTGAGTAGTCACGAAAGTGATGACATCTTCTCGATATTTTTCTTGGAATGGTATCATAGCCGCAGGCTTTCCCCTATGTACCATGTAGCAATAAGCAGTCACTTCCCCCTTATCCAAACGAATCACCTCTCCTTATTTAGCACATTTACTTCTCTCCGTATGTCTCAGTTACGACATTTATTCTTTCCTAATCTTTGATATTCTTCCTGCCATATTACATAAGAAGGTTCCTCATCCTCGAATTCGTCTATGAGAGATACCGGACAAGGGGCGAGTGGCCGAAGCCTTACGTCTCGCATGTAATCCCCTGTCCGGTATATCCCAACAGAGTAATCGCGATTTTCTAAAGCTCCGAGAGGGGTTCCCAAACTTGAAAACCGCTGTAATGCATACAATGAAAAAATAATTGCATGGTTCCCTGCCACGCTCGTCGCAACTGGTGCGTTCAGGCTCAGAATGTCCCCCTCTCGTAAGGTCACATTCGTCATCACCCATAGATTCGCTCAGGTACACCATTGATAAGGGATAGGCGGTATCTCCCAAGAGCCGATGTCACTTGCTCTTGACTCAAGATTACCGTCCATAACATTTGAAATCGTCCTGCCTTTTATCCCTGATTTTGTCCGGGTTTTATCCGGGTTTTATCCGGGTTTTTGTCGGTCTTTTTCGCACAAAAAAGGGCACTCAGATCATGCCGAGTGCCGTAGCAATTTGCCTTATTGCATCTTTCTTTTTTGTGTAGTATTGGTCTTTTGTTAACCCTAAATCAAGGTACACATTGATGTCTTTTACGCGTGAAGTGCTGAGGTACTTCTCTTCAACAATCCGACGCTCGATCTCATCTAGCGAGTATTGCAATGCTCGATCAATCTGTTTGGCCTTCAGCTCGTTTATTGTCTCTGTTGGCTTTAGCCTTGGGAACAGTTGACCTATGCCCTTCGCTCTTATTTCCTGCCTATTCTGTACAGCAACACGGAGGGCTTTATACTCTTTCAGTTCTTTCACAACGGCCTTTCTGACTTCTGTCTCATTCACTGGTTCCAGAAATGACAGTTGTTCTTGTGCGCTCATCTTTCCAATTCCCCCTCGTGGCAGCCCATGCTATAATATGGTTTGACGAACGCATATTCGGGCTCCCGAATGGGGGCTATTTTTTTGTCTGTTTGCATTCCATTACTGATATTACTGTGTTGGAAACAATGCGAGAAGCATTAGCATTAAGAGCCCTGAAGCTGATATGAATTGGCCAAATCGATTGAAGATGTACAAACAGATTGAATTGATAATCGACCGAATCACATTACTGGAGAAATCATCTTATTCATGAAAACCAAATTGGTTCTGCTTGCATATACTGATACAGTTCTTCAGCGAAATTTGTACTTTCCTTTCCTTCCTTCTACGGAAGGAATATTTTTGTACAATGTCATCCCATTTATGCTGGTTTAACGGTTGTCATATGATTCGCCTTTCTAAGGGAGAGGAGCAGCTTTACGCTGCCCCCGGTTCCTCACCGTTTTGCTTCGCCATATGTTCAGAAACGAGTTTCTTGTATTTGGACCAAGCCGTTTGGAGTTTGGAGGAAGAGGTGCCGATGGACGATGCTATCTTAATCCACGTTTCGCCATTTTGTTTTCGTGCAAGCAATGCGGGGAAGTCATACTCTGTTTCTTCAAACGCTGGGGCTTGTCCGCTCAAGATGAATGCCACCAGTTTATCCTTGTCGATTGCGGCGACAGCATTATCTTGTTTGTTTGCCTCCTGATCGCCTTCATTCGTTTTGATTCATCG